GCTAATGTAGTTTACGAAAATGAAGTATTAGAAAGTAAATTAAATAACTTATTGAACACAAAGATGGCAACAAGAAACTTTATGAAAATTGACAATGACTTAACAGAGAACGCAGGCGTGAAAAAAGTAATCAACGTTTATGATTACACAGGTACAGTAGAAGAATTAGCAATGGGTGACGGAAACACAGTTACTGGAGCTATCTCATTCTCACCAGTTGAGTATGAAGTAGTAGTATCACAACAAAAGTTTAGTTACTATGATGAGCAAGCTATGCAAGACCCTAAGGTAATTGATTATGGTATGGCAGGAGCTTCAACAGTAATGGTAAATGATATGAATACTAAATTCTTCGCAGAATTAGCAAAAGCAACTCTAGAACAAGAATATCCATCAGGTGGTGCAATTACTTACGATACAGTTGTAGATGCAATTTCTTTAATGGAATTAGAAGACGAAGCTAACTTATTCTTAGTAATCGGCACAGACTTAAAAGCTGATATTAGAAAAGATACAGACTTTAAAGGTTCACTATTAGGCGAAATGCTTTATACAGGACAAATTGGTACAATCTCTGGTGTTCCAGTAGTAGTATCTAAATTAGTTCCAGAAGGAGCAGCTTACTTAGCTTCAAAAGATGCAGTTACTTTATTCACTAAAGTTGACTCAGAAGTTGAACAAGAAAGAGATGCAGATTTAAGAGAGAATGATGTATTCATGAGAAAAGTTAACTTAGTAGCTTTAACAGATGCGACTAAAGTAGTTAAAATTATAGAAGGTGCGTAGGAATCAGAAAGTAGGTAGGTAGATTATGTTAGATAATTTAAAGTTACTATTAAATATAACAGGAACAGATAAAGATGATATATTGAATCTGTTAATTGATTTAGCTACCTCTGATTTTGAAGACCTTACACATGCTGTTACTTTGGGCAATGAAGATATTGTCCTTAGAATGGCACAAGTAAGATATCAAAAGTTAGGTAGAGAAGACATTGAGTCTGAATCCTTTTCTGGAGCGAGTACAAGTTACAGTAGTTCTTACCCAGATGATTTGATGCGTGTTATCAAAGCTAAAAGGAAAGTGATTATATGCTAAGAGATACTGAGCTTTATTCTTTATGGAACTCAACTGGCAAAGACACTTATGGACAATTCAATGAACATGTAAAAGTAGGAACAATTGATGTTAGAGTTACAGAATTAACACATAGCACAGATAACACTAATCCAAAGTTTGCATCATCAACACATTTAGGATTAACTTCTGACGGTAGTTTAGTTAAAGGTGATATCATAAAACTTGATGAATTGGAATATGCAGTAGAATATATAATATCAGATACACGATTGATACAAGTATTTTTAAAGCAGGTGTAATATGAACATTAAAGGAATGGATAAATTAGAGAAACAATTAATTGAGATTGCTAAGGCTAAGGGTTTAGCTAAAGGTATCCAGAAAGCTACTCTAAGAGTTGAGAACTCTGCTAAAGACCTATCACCAGTCGACACAGGCTTTAACAGAGCTTCTATAAACTCTAATGTATTTGAAACCTATGGAGAAGTTGTAGCTGGTACTGAATATGCTATGTCTTTAGAATTCGGTACTCACAAAATGGTTGCTCAACCTTTTATGTATCCAGCATTAGAAATGAACAGAAATGCAATAGTTGAAGATATAAAAGAGGCTTTAAGAAAGGAGATGTTTTAGATGATTAGTATTAAAGAATATTTACAAGCAGAACTAGAAACTCTAGGCACTCCAGTCTATTATGAAGCTTTTATTGGGACAGATATAGAAATACCAGCCATATCTTATATGACGTTAAATGATACAGATTTGTTGGTAGGAGACACGTTAGAATATTCAGATAAGACAGTACAGATAAAAGTATGGGACAAGAGATTAAGCAATTTAGAGACATTAGTAGTAGGAATAGATGCTCTCATGAAAGACATAGGTTTTAGGCGTGAATTCGCAACAGAACGTATGGTTGATGGAGTAATAAATAAAGTTATGCGTTACAGATGTATAACTAGGAATAGTAGATAGGAGACGATTATAATGGCAAATGGAGTATTAAGTAAAGGCATAACGTTAACAGTAGGTGCATCACCAGTTCCAGATTTACAAGCAATTCCAGATTTAGGTGGAGATGTTGATAAGTTAGAAATAACTACTTTAGCAGATAGTTCAGTAAGAACAATGAACGGTATTATTGACTATGGTGATTTAGAATTTACATTCTTATATGACACAGAAGCAGCAGATAGTGGATACAGACAATTACACGCTTTAGAAGAAGCAGCGTCAGTTGATGAATATGTTATTGAATTAGCAGATGGCACAACTTTCACATTTAGCGGTCAAGTTTCAACTAATATTGTAGGCGTAGGTGTAAATGAAGCATTAACATTCACAGCAATGATTTCATTAACAACAGCAATAGTAATAGACATTCCAGTAATATAATAGGTATATCAATCACAGGGAGGACAATACGTTCCTTCCTATTTTTTTAAGAGGAGGCTCAAATATGTTATATAGTGAATTTGATTTCAACGGTACAGAGTATAAATTAAGATTAGGCTCAAGAGATATAGTTAAATTAGAGAAAAAATTAGGTGGCAATCCAATGAACATATTTATGGCTGTTCAGAATGACCAGTTACCTAAGTTAGAAGCAGTAATTCTTATCCTACATGCAGCAATGAATAAATATCATAGCAACGTAGTATTGAATGATGTGTACGATATGTATGATGAATATATTGAAGACGGTGGAACTTACATGGATTTAATTCCAGTATTGTTAGACGTATTCAAAGTATCTGGATTCTTTAAAGAAGAAAAAGGTTTTGAAGTAAAAAACGTGTAACTCCCGACACTAACGACGCACCAAAAACAATGGGAGAAGTCTTTGAAAGGCTTAAAATAAATTGTCTCATGATAGGTATGACTCATGTACAATTCTGGGAAGCTACTTACGGTGAGATAATTGATTTATTAAATGCACATAATAAGAATAAAAAAGAAGAGTTACAACAGGAAGCCAGTATGAATTATCAATTGGCTAATTTAATAGGTGTATCAGTTGGAAGATTGATGGATAAGAAAGCTAAGATGCCCTCTTTGGAAGAAGCTTATCCTACACTATTTGAGAAGAAAGAAGAAGAAACAAAAGAACCACCGCAACAAGATTGGCGTATATTCAAAGCTAGAATGATGCAATACGCTGGTTCACATAATAACAAGCAAAAAAAGAAAGAGGTGAAATAATGGATTTAGAGAAACTTAAAGTTATAATAGATGCAGAGACCAAAGGGTTGCAGAAAGAGATTAAGAAGTCTAAAAAACAACTTAGTGGTTTAAGTAAGTCAGCTAAAAAAATGGGCAAGTCAATCAAAGCTGGAATGAAAACTGCAATAGTAGCAGTTGCTAAGTTAACAGCAGCAATATTGGCAGCAGTTGGTGCAATGTTTGCATTAGGTAAAGCTAGTGCCAAAAGTCTAGCTGAAATGAAATTAAATGCTGAAAGGGTCAATCTAACAACTAAAGAGTATCAGCAATGGGATTACGTACTTAAACAAGTAGGTGGCTCAATGGAAGATGCAATTGGTGACTTAGCTATGTTTGGTGAGAAGATGATGGACGCTTCAAACAACGTAGGCGAGGGAGCTGAATTATTTGGTGTGTTAGGAGTATCAGCAACAGACTCAACTGGCAAATTAAAGACTCAAGGCGATATGTTAGAAGAAGTTATAGGCTCATTGCAAGGCATGGAAGATATAACTAAACGTAATGCTATTGCAAGTGCATTATTAAGCACAACAGGTGAGAATTTAACACCTATATTAAATAGAAATAGCGGATATATAGAAGAAATGAAAAATGAATTAGAAGATTTAGGTTATGCAACAGATGAAGAAATTGAAGCTGGAATTAGATTTACTAAGTCTATGAGAGATATCAAGCAAGCATTATCTCCAATAGGTAATATACTAGCACAAGCATTTGAACCATTAGCAACATTTGTTGTTCCTTATATTGTTACATTCACAAAGGCAGTAAGAAATGCAGTAGTATATTTAACAGCATTCGTAAGATTGTTATTCGGATTAGGCGATATGAGTGTAGGAGAAAGTATCAATCCATCATTAGATGGTTCATTGGCTGGAGCTAAGAACCTTGCTGACTCATTAGCAGATTCACAAGATAATGCTGGTGGAACAGGAGATGAAATTAAAGCAATTCAAAAATCACTATCTGGCTTTGATGAAGTTAATACATTATCACAACCAACTGGTGGAGCTGATGCAGGTGCTGGGTTAGGTTTAGATAGCATTCCAACATTAGACTTAGGAGATTCATTAGACCAATTAGATGGATTTAGCTATAAGGTTGATGAAGCAATGGGAAGTATTAGAACAATGATTGAAGAAACATTTACATTTGCAAACTTCTTTGGTTGGGAAAGTTTAATAGATATATGGTTTGGTGACGGTTCAGCAGCTAAAA